AGTTCATAAGCCCTCAGGCCGGTTTTGCAAGATATCGGGCGCGACTTGCACAGAGGGCTCTTTCTGATTTTGAGAGAAAGTACGAGGGCGCTTCTGTTGGACGGCGAACTGACGGCTGGTTTGCCAATTCGACGTCAGCGAATACGGAGAATGCACCGGCCCTCAGCCGGTTGAGAAATCGATCGCGCGATCTGGTTCGAAATAACCCATACGCAGCGAGAGCAGTTCAGGCGATTCAAACAAACACAATCGGAACTGGGATCATTCCGCAGCCAAGTGGACGAAGCACAAGGGCGACGAAGGATCTGACTTCCGCTTGGGAACGTTGGGCGGAAACCACAGAATGCGATGCGGACGGTGTTCTTGATTTCTACGGCATTCAAGGGCTTGTCATGAGGACCATCGCCGAGAGCGGCGAGTGTCTCGTACGTCGCCGATGGCGCCGCTCTTCGGATGGCCTATCCATACCAGTTCAGCTTCAAGTTCTGGAACCCGATTATATCGACACGACCAAGTCAGGGACGACGGACACAGGTGGATACATCATTCAGGGTATCGAGTTCGATTCCATCGGACGTCGCGTTGCTTACTGGCTTTTTCAAGATCATCCAGGCGATGGTTTTTCGGGTAGGTCATTTAGTGCCGAACCGAAGCGCGTTGACTCTTCTGAGATTTTACATCTATTCCGCCAAGACCGGGCTGGGCAAGTTCGAGGTATTCCGTGGGGAGCGTCGGTTATCATCAAGTTGCGCGATCTTGATGAGCTCGAGGACGCCCAACTTACAAAACAGAAAACGGCTGCATGTTTTGCCGCCTTCGTTCATGACATCGAAGCGCCTCAGGATCCTACCAAAGCAGCGAAAAATTTTACGAAAGTGCTGAAGCCAGGCGCGATTGAAATGTTGCCGCCAGGAAAACAAATCACATTTCCATCTGTGCCGTCCGCCTCGGACGATGGCCACTCAAGTCGTGTTCTGCACGCGGTTGCGATGGGATTCGGAGTCACCTATGAGCTCATGACAGGTGACTTTGGGAATGTAAATTTCAGCTCTGGTCGAATGGGGTGGATCGAGTTTCACCGAAACGTCGAGCAGTGGCGATGGCAACTTATAATCCCAAGATTATGTGTCCCGGTTTGGCAATGGTTTTGTGATGCCGCCTATCTTCAGGGATATCAGAGCCAAGATGCAACGGCCTCATGGACGCCGCCGCGTCGCGAAATGATCGACCCGACACGAGAGATTCCGGCCATTCGAGACGCCATCAGGTCAGGAGTGAAGACGCTGTCAGAGGCCATTCGAGAACAGGGAAATGATCCCGAACGGCAACTCCACGAATGGAAGAGGGACGCCGAGTTGCTCGATAAGCTCGGCCTCACATTGGATAGCGATCCGAGAAAGGTATCTCAGGCTGGGGGGGCCCAGAAGAACGAAAGTAACGATGGAGGAAAAGTATGAGCGCGAAAATCAGAGAGCGTACGGTTCAGATGCCTCTGCTCCAAATGCGAGCGGAGTTTTCCCCGGGTTCCTTCAATGCGGAAAAGCGGACGATTGAGCTCGTATGGTCCGTTGGGAAAAAGGGTCTTCGCGGATTCTACGACCCCTACTATGAAGAGCTCTCGATGAACCCAGCCCATGTTCGCATGGGGAGACTTGAGTCCGGCAATTCACCATTTATCGACAATCATGAGCGATGGCGTGGAAACCCGGCCGTGCTCGGTCGTATTCTGAGTGGCAAGCTCGAGACAGGCAAAGGCACCGCCGTCGTGCGACTTGAGGACGCTGAGAGGCTCGAGAACATCGACGCGAAAGATACGATTCGAAAGATTGAGTCAGGAACCCTTGTTAATTGTTCTGTCGGGTACACCGTTTACAAGTACCAGCGGCAACCTTCCGTTGAAGGTGAAGAAATTCCAACCTACCTTGCCGTGGATTGGGAACCGACGGAGATCAGCATTGTCCCGGTTGGCTTTGACGAGAACGCAGTGGTCCGGGGCAAGAACGAAAAAACCGCACCCTGCGTTTTTATAAACCTTCCCGAAGAGAGGAATAAGGAGGCACTAATGGACGAGAACGAAAAGAAGGAAATGGAGCGGAAAGCCGCTGAGGATAAGGCCGCTGCTGAGAAAGCGGCTGCCGAAAAGGCTCGAGCCGATGAAAAGTCGCGCCAGAGCGAAATCCGCTCGATTTGCACGAGGCTTGGGCTCGAAGAGAGCTTTGCGAAGCGCATGATCGACGAAGATAAGCCTCTGGACGAAGTTCGCAAACTCGTCATTGACGAAAAGGCGAAACAGAGTGCTACGACTGAAATCCGGAGTGCGAATCCGGTTCTGACCTGCGGAGCGGACTCCTCGGAGAAATTCCGAGACGGTGCGTCTCAGTGGCTCATTCAGCGCGCTGGATCCGGCGTTTCTGCGGCCGTCGAAAAGCATACCAGCAAGAAAGCCGAAGCCGGTGAGTTCCGTGGGATGTCGCTGGTTGAGCTCGCTCGCGAATCTCTGATTCGTCACGGTGTGAATGTCAAGGGCATGGACAAAATGGCTCTCGTCGGTATGGCTCTTACGCATCGTGGAGTGGGAACGCAGTCCACCAGCGATTTCGCCATTCTGCTTGAGAACACCATGCACAAGGTGCTCCTTGCGTCGTATGCGACGACGCCGGACACTTGGTCGCGGTTCTGTAAAAAGGGAAGCGTTTCGGATTTCCGGGCTCACCCCAGATATCGCCGCGGATTCCTCGGCAGGCTGGACAAGGTTGGTCAGAATGGTGAGTTCAAGAACAAGGCAGTCGCCGATGGAACAAAGGAAAGCGTAACGGCCGAAACCTTTGGTAACATCATCTCTCTCACGAGACAGGCGATCGTCAATGACGATATGGGTGCATTCTCCGATATGGCGATGCAGATAGGCCGCGCGGGGAAACTCTCCGTCGAAGTGGACGTTTATGCGTTGCTCGCACTCAATGCCGGACTCGGTCCCGTTATGAGCGACACGAAGACACTGTTCCATGCCGATCATAAGAATATCGGCGCGGCAACGGCGCTCTCGGTTGCCGGAATCGACGTCGACCGCGTGGTCCTCGGCTCTCAGACAGATCCGTCTGGAAACGAGATCTTGGACCTGCGTCCTGCCGTTCTCGTTCTTCCGCTCGCCCTTGGCGGCGATGCTCGTGTGATCAACGAGGCGCAGTACGATGCCGATACCGCGAACAAGCTGCAGAAACCGAATAAGGTGCGCGGTCTGTTCAAGGATATCGTGGACACGGCTCGCCTCACCGGGACTCGTCGGTATTTGTTCGCCGACC